ACCATTTAGGTTTCGTAGGTAACTACCTAGTTCACGCAGATCATGTGGTGCGACATCACCTGCACAGATTTTCGGCATAAGGTCAAAGTTAAGACCGTTCATATGCCAAAGGGGTTCTACTAGCTGTTTATTTAATACGTCAAATATAGAGTTTATATAAGACTCCATAGAACGTAAGAATAGGTCAGTCTTAGACTTACTTAAAGCGTAAGAGCCATTAGCCCCTGCTCCCAACATCAAGAACTCAGCCATTACACTTCTTGCAATGTCGTGCTGATATCTATTGACTATCGGATTAATATCAATGTTTCTGGTGCCATTAGATGTAATAAGCTCGATATCAACAATGCGCTGATTAGTAGGCTTACCGTCGGCATCACGATAAACATCAGAAGGAAGTAAAGCATAGCCTTGTTCATTGAACTTAAGGTCACGTAATATCTTCTCCATTTGGCTACGTACTGATACCTGATCAGTCGTTGCATCGGGACTCAAATACTCTGCGGATATTCTACCTATAGGTACACCGTGTAGCTCTCGCTCTACGGCTATAGCTTCTATGTTTTGTAGGTTTTTAAGATACTGGTAAGAAGTGTATGCATTACGCAAGATAGAACGTCCAGATGGGTCGTTATTCGTGTTCGTCGTCTTGTAGTGTAGTATCTTGTTCGCCGGGATAAATAGAGACTTAATTCCGTAGTTTTGTTCTTGGCGGACACCCAGGACATCTCCTGTTGTCTTGTCCACATCAAATCTCTCAATCGTCCATTGTGCGCGAGATGCGAGTTTGCGTACTCCGATGCGACCATCGGAATATTTAGAGTACTTCTTTCCTGCACGGAAGTCTGGTCCACGTCTCCGCTTATAGACAACCTCAAAGATTGAGAATCCAAAAGTCAAATGAGACAACGCTTCAGAGACATGATCATCTACAGAATGTTCCATATCCTCTAGAATGCTCTTAACGAAGTCAGCCTCCTTCTTAGCTTCATCCGAATCATTTGCGGGTTCTATGTGATACTCGACATCTCTAAGTACTTGTTCCGTTGCATACATGATAGATCCGATAGTACTATCATTGTCACGCATCTCACGGAACTTACGTATAGCTCTCTTACCTTTAAGGTCAGATAAGAATTCATCAGCGCGTATTGTACCGTCTTTAGTATTAGAGCCGCCTTGCCCTAATTCTAATTTACCTAACTCTTCGCTTAACTTTTTCATTGCTTAACCTAAATAGACTTGATCCAAACCCTTAGCGGAAGCATAGGACAGGCGTACAGTTGGGTTATTAACTCCATTGAGCATCAAGTCGGTTAAAGCCCATACACATGCGTCTAAACGATCAGGGGAGCCGATTGATCCCAATGGCTCCCACGTTCTCATTTGCGTTTCCAATTCATCAAGGCCTTTAACGTGTTTAACACGGCCTCTTTCGTAGAGTGCAGATACAGGTTCAGCCCTAGCCATTTTTCCTCTAGAAGCATGTACAAGCCGAATAGGGACTGTCTCACTCTCTGCTTCAAGGGTTCTACGCACCATCTCGCCACCTTGATTACGTTCTGCAACAATCCTATCAGCACTATATGAATTATATAGTGAAATAGCTTTTGCAGCCCATTCCGCAGGGCTGTACCTATTGGTGGCATCTTCAAGGACATATCCTATTCCGTTTACGTCTATACCTGCTACTATTATACCTGTCATATCTGATTCAGCGTTTGCGGTTATCGCAGGGTCTAAGGCAACCACAATCCTGTTCAGTTCGGGTACGTCTTTCTTCTCTATCTCACAATCGTCTAGTATTTCAGTAGTCCAAAGAGCCCCATCAGCTTCTTCTAGCATCTCTGCGTAGAGTTCCTGTTGCCCTAGTCGAGTACCTTCATACTCCTTCTTTATACCTTCTAAGAACGGACTAGCTAAGTTTGCTGCATTATCGAAAGTTGATCCGTGTGTAATATGACTTCGATCACTTTTTAGTAAATGCCGCATAAGCTTTGTCGGCTTAGGGGTAGTGGTCACCATCACTTGAGGATGTTTACCAAGACGAAGAGTAAACTGTAGCATATCCCAAACGTCCTGTTGGTTACGCCATGCTGCAACTTCGTCTGCCCATGCTGCGTGGAATTGAGGTCCACGTAGACGTTCGGGATCTTCGGCTGAGAAAAACTCTGCTTTCGCTCCGTTAGCCCATGAGATTGTGTTATTCGTGGGACTCCATACTGGGTATCCCATTTTCGCACCACGGTAGGTCTTATCGTGTTCCCAACATACATTAAGGAGACCTGACTCTCCTTCTACCATAACCCTACGGATATCGCCTTTAGTAGGAGCTACACAAGCTATACGTTTAAAGCCTTGCTTTATCTTGTGTCTTACCCACTCAGCACCTGATCGGGTCTTACCTGCTCCTCGTCCTGCATTGAACACCCAATAGTCCCAATCTCCTTCTGGCTCTAACTGGTCATCTCTAGCCCAAAAAGGCCATGTGTATTTCAGTTCTTCTACTTGTTTCGGACCTAGGTCGGCTAAGACTTTCTTCAGCTTCTCAGGTGGCAGAGACCTTAGAGTGTCTGCTCTTACTTCAGGAGTCTGAATTGCTGTCTTCTTCTTGTAATTCCGAACCATGTCCAAGTAGGGTCATTAAGGAGTTGATTGCGCTTGAGTCTTCATCAGGATCACCACTGACATCGTCAAGCTGTTGGGTTTCTTTGGGACTCCATCCTGCCTTAGAACGGAGGAACAAATCCTGAGAGGGGAAGTGTCCGTCTAGTGCTTGCTGTATTACCACGTTGCCTACACGCTGAGTTATCTCAGCTCTAGCTTCTGCTATGTCTCCACCATATAATTTGTAGAGCATAGCATTATTTCTAGGGGCATCCTGATATTTTTTATTTACAGTGGCTAGTATATCCTTAATCTGCACGCCATCAGCTACTGCTTGACGTACATACTTGGCGATAGGTTCACTGTAACGCAACTTAGACTGCATTTCTACTTCTCTCTAGGAATTAAACACTTCTGGCGTATATCCGACGCTCGTTAAACATATAAAGGGTGGGGAGGTGCGATATATTGCCGTAGCAAGTGCTATTAGGCGCATATAGTGCTTTTTACGCAGATTTCAAGGGGTCAGACTAAAATAATTAGCTACAAGCTGAGAAAAGTGGCATATAAGTCACTATTTATCTCTCCAACGCTTAAAAAATAGCACTGCGTTTATAGTTGTGTTCATAGTGACCATGATTAGCAACCACCATTGCCACCATAGTAATCCAGTTAGTTCTAACATCTACTTCTTTCTTAGCTACAAAAACTCTAGGGAGCAAGTCCAGATCGTACTTAAGAGTTACTTAGGTCTAATAACTTCTTACAGCTAGTAGTTAGTAGTAAGCCTAAGAAACACTTAAGAGGGACTTAGTGTTCATATAGGGTGTCAAGAGCAGAAATCAAGTATCTGCGACAATCTGTCATACCTCAACCTATTTTCTTATGTTACAAATCAATCTGGTTACGCCCAGGAAAGTCCCTCCGCTTGGGATTGCGGAGGGTCTCATAGCTAGAATAATAGATAAGTGCTAAGAACTGGTAGCCCGAACAAGAGCACCACCCAGATAAGCAAGAGTAGAGCGGCACTAATGCCGCTCTTGATTATCTCACGTATCATGAGAGTAAATTGTTTTCTTCAAGTACGGACATAAAAAAGTCAGCTTGACCTTTTCGGCCAAGAGTTTCTGAACCATACATCTTATGGCCTAAGTTATCCCAAGAGGTGTTCTCGTGCATAAACGCCTTATTAATGACGCTGATTGCAATAGTGCGATCTTCGCCAGATTTACGGCCAGCTACGAACTGAGCCAATGCGACGATAATATCGCCAGTCATTTCAGCTTCAAGAACTTCGGTGGTTTTTGCCGCTTTATTACGGCTAAGAGATTTAATTGTAGTCATAGCAAAATTCCTTTCTGTGTTAATTGCCATAATTATTAATAACAAATGTATACTAGGTTTACTAGTGTTATTTTTGCATACCTGCTATGATCCTATTGCATAGCTGGGGTCTTAGCTTAGGTCTAAGCTATGCGCTTAGATCATACCTAAGATGCGCTCTGATCATAGCTCCCGGCCAGGCTCTTAGCTAAGGCCTAAGCCAGGACCCCCGATAGGAAATTGACTATACCCCTGGGTGGAAAATAAGGGGAGGTCTTAGCCTGGCTCCTGGCCAGGATCTTAGCTATGACCCTGGATAGGAACTAAGGGAAGGTCGCAGCCTGGATCTTAGCTAAGGTCAAACTTTTTGTCTACGCCCGGCGCCCGGCCTGGCTGCAGCATAAATCCCTAAGAAACTCCCCCCGTAATAAATTTGTGATCACACCCTGGATAATAAATTAAGATATAACCTATTGATATTACTAAGATAATTACTTAGACATAAGCTAAATAATTTACCGGGTTGTTGCTAGGCAGAAAAAACTTAGTGCTTGCTATCTCTGGTCGGCTATGCTAGAGTGTAAGGACAGGACAGGTGTGTCCTGTGGTTTTAGCTTAGATTGTATCTTAGTTAGGATCTAACATAATAAACTTAGGAGGTAACATGAGAGATTTTAGCCAAGCTCTCGCAGGGGTCGAGGTTCAGAATATGAACTTAGACAACTTTGGGCTTTCTAATCGCACTCGACGACGTATATATAAGTTCTTAGATGAGATCGTAGTTCGTGCCTACAGCTCGTCCTATAGTGCTTTATCTATGGAAGAGGGTGGGATAGCAGCCCATGCAAAAGAAGTAGATAATCTCATAGACTGGCGTGAGCGTTCACGTCGGGATATTGATTTGGTACTTCGAGTATTCATGCCGAACGTAGATCAGGATCTACCTAATTCTTTAGTAATCTTTCCTACGATTGATGCTAGGGAAAAAGGTCGTCCTGCAAGGGCGGTTATGAAAATCGGTCGAGCACTTAGACGGATGTTCCCAGTTTTACTGGATAACGAAGTCGACAATTTAGTGGACGTAGTTAAGCGTAAG